TCATATCAAAGACGCGTCCGGGGCAACCTACAACAATATGTGGTGTTGATTTACGTAATTCCGCGGCGTCATCGGCCGTCGATGTTCCACCAACAAGCAAACGTATATTGAGACCGGTCATCATCGCAGCAAGACCTTGTAGTACATCATATATTTGACGGGCAAGCTCTCGAGTAGGCGCAAGAATAATAACTTGGGTCTTCGCCTTTTCGACGTCAACGCTTTGAAGTGCCGCCACTGTGAATGCGCCAGTCTTACCGGTACCCGATTGAGCTTGTGCGATTACATCACGCCTTTGAATAATCGATAGTATTGATTTTTGTTGAATATTACTTGGTTTTTCGAAACCGTATGCGTAAATTCCACGAAGAAGATCCGCGGATATTTCACCAACATCTTCCCACACTTTGAATTCGGGATAATTGTCTGAGCATGAACGGGTCATGGTTCCGTCAGAAGGAATATTATTACTTGGAGTATCGTCGCTAGATGACATAGTATATTTAAAGAGCACGCGTAACAAAAATGTCGATTATGTCTAATAATCATAGTAGAATATGTTTAAGTATGTTATTGTGATCGCTGCTTCCATATTTATTTATATCGTTCCGTTCCGACATTTGACGTCACGTATTATATGACATACCGTAAATATGTTAAATACTAGTTATCTACGTAGATCATACGTAATCATGTAAAATTGATATAAAACATATATAACTATTAATATAAGCACCACCTGCTATACGAACGTATCATGGCAAAAATAACTCATCGTTACGACCTTCCGGATTATGCGGCTTTTATGAATATGGGATTTGAATTTAGATTACCAGACGATGTACTTAAGTCGGTTTCGGATTTAGCTGATTTGGTTGGAGCACCGACATATATTAAAACTCCTGTTTTTCCGGTACGTGAACCTGGCGAGTTTCGTCTCGGCGGAGATGCCATTACTAGTACAAATAGCGGATATCATGTTGCCGGAAGCAGCGCGAATACATTCCAGAGCCGTTTTGGTGGAAGTGCCGCAGGTTGTACAGTAGCCGGAGCAGGAGTAGGAACAGGATCAGGATCAGGAGGACATTCAATCACCCGTTCAACGTCATCATCGCGTAATAATCATCAAATACCGAATAGCGAATGGGATACCATATTATCATTCCAGAAAACAGAGATCAAGAAAAAAGAAGGTATTGAATTGTGTATTGACAACATTCGTTCCTTCCTGAATAAGCTTACTGACAAAACGTACGACGCGATGCTTTCCAATATTTTCAAGGAAATCGATGAATTATTTAAAGCGTGTATTGATGATACATCAGAGGAACATAATACTATATCTGTGATGAATCGTGTTGCCTCTTCGATTTTCACCACCGCAAGTTCAAACTCGTTCTATTCTGCGATTTATGCGCGTTTATTTCAAGATTTGATGGCGAGAGAAAAGGAACCTGACCACGCCGAGTACTCTGTATTCCGCGATGTGTTCGAGAAGAACCTGGAATCATTTATGTCCCTGTTTGATACGATTGAGTACTGTGATCCAAAGAAAAATTATGACAAATTTTGTGATATCAACAAGGCGAACGAGAAGCGTAAGGCTATGTCACAGTTTATCGTGAATTTGATGAAAATAGGAATTGTGGATAAGATTCAGGTATTGACGCTGATGAAACAGATACAAGAACTCATGTACTCGAATATGCGGCAGGAGGGAAAGACGAATGAGGTGGACGAACTCGCGGAAAATCTCTTCATTATGGTCAAGCATAGCCATGCGGTGTTCAAATCTGAACATCACGATGACCCTGAAATAGTAGAATTATTCAAAACGCGGGTTGAGCAAATCACCGAAATATCGAAACTAAAAATAAAAAGCAAGCCAAGTATTACGAATAAGACGATATTTAAGCATCTAGACATGTTGGATGAAATTTCAGGAAAGGCCAAAAAGTAAGCGCGGTTACTAGCAAATTCTATTGATTAGTTGTATGAGATATTCTCCGTTGATATGAATATTTTCTTTTGATATTGGGTTTCTATCACGGAACCTACCGCTGTATTTATCTGGTGTTATTTCGTAGTATTTTTTACCTAATAAATAACACAAATTATGAAAGTCGGCTTTATGGTATTCTGGGTGAATTCGCGTTCCGTTACATTTTGTGTCAAATGAAATTTTATCATGGAAATGATCATCACATACCGGATCACAATACCAATCTTTGCGAAAATTAATTTCAATTACAGGTGTTGAAATCGGCATAAATATCATATTTGTACAGGCCGCTCCATGAGCACATATAAATAACGCGGCTTCAGAGCATATATCATATTGTTCTTCTGGCGTCATGTCGTCGAAACAACAATATCGATACGGTATATGAAACGTTTCTTTATACTGCTCTAGAAACAGATGTATAGGAATATTTGTTTTTGTATCGTATAGATACCGGTTATTTTCTTTACGCTGATTCATTAAAATATATTTACCGTTTTCAGCTGGAATTACATTTTTCAACATTTCAAGTATTATAGGGTATTTATCGTATTTAATATAATGAACGTGATTGAATGGAGAACGTTTGGGGTGATTGTACACAAATAAAATATTTGTATATTTGACCTGTGTATGAAATACGCGTTCAAGGAGAAACTTTCGCCATTTTTGACATGGATTGTTTATATTGTAAATTTCATCACAATGGATATACACGTTAGAATAACTCGGGTCATAATACATTATTAAATCATATAAAATATGAAAAATATTATTGTCTGGGATTCTTGATACGAAGTCTTGTGGTATGACACTCATCGGTTTGATTTAGTATGATGAATAGAACATAAAAATACATTTATATTATTATTATTATTATTATTATTGTTAGTGCTAGTGTTAGTGGTATACGTGTGTAACTACGATGAAATTCGTAGTTAGCTTTACAACGAGTCCAACACGTATTCATAAATGCGGGCAAATGATAAATAGTATATTAGATCAATCACGTAAACCCGACTTATTTTTATTGAATATTCCAGAAGAGTTTGCTCGAACAGGTGAAAAATATGACGTTCCGAGGTATATTCGGAAATCACTGACAGTGAATCATATCCCGGTAGATTATGGCCCTGCGACGAAAATCATTCCGACTGTAGCTTATTTATCTCACCCTGACCGTGCTGATAAATACGTCCCTGAAGATACGCGTATTATTTATCTTGATGATGATATTTGGTATCCGAAAAAAATGATTGAAACGTATGAAAAAGTGATTCCTACGAACGACAATAATGTATGGACATCCACCGGATTTGATTTCGTGAACATGAACCTTAATGGAAAACGAATACACAACGACAACGCTACGATTGCGGAAGGATATGGTTCGGTTTGTGTTAAATTAAATACGTTCGGCGATGACTTTATGGAATATATAGGACGTTACACCGCTACCGATAATCAAATATGCCGTCTCTCGGATGATGTCATTTTAAGCAATTATTACCATCATCGGAATGTTGGAATAAATATAATGAATATTCCAGGACTTCTTTCTATTAATGATATTTGGTCAGAGAATAAGATATTAGACTATGGTAATGAGGCTGACGCACTTCATTTGGGGGCAGGTGGAACATCCGATAATAACGTAGACCGTTATAAACGCGTTATAGCTGCGCTTAATAAAAACAAAGAACGACGATTCAAGATGTTTTTTATTACAACCACGGCAGATTCTCAGACCGGTGAAGAAAAAAATACGATAATTTATAGATAGTTCGTATGTAGATATTGTGTGCGGTAAAGAGTGTAATTATTATTTATACACATATAATAATAGTTACATACATTTCATTTCATTACATTACATTTCATTCCATTTCATTTCATTATGGTAAAATCAAAACTCAATTCAAATATCAATTATCACGAATACTCGCATTTAGAAGAAGAAGACTTTAATTATAATACACCATTATTCCAGGTACAGTTATTACGTGATCCACAAAAAGTTATTATTGGTATAGGACAACTGAACTATCATTTTGCGAAACGATATAATGTAGTTTATGTTCCAATTTATTTATTCAATTCTGAAATGGAGTTCATGAAACAAATCGGCGTATATGAAATACAAACGAATCAAGTAAAAATGGACGAATCAGGTGATTTGGATGTAAGTCGTTTAACCCCTTTATTATATAGTTTCGTAAATACTGAGTTATTACGAAAATCTCGCGCTAAGACTGCGGCTTCCGCCGCTTCCACCGCTTCCGCGTCTGATCCAAAAAAAACAAAAGAGCAGGTAAACGAAATCAAGAAATCTCTCGGAAATATGATAGTACATGATGATGACGATGATGATGATGACTCGTCAGATGCTAACGAAGAACACGTCGGTAAAGTCTTTGGTATGGATGCGCGTCAAACACATCTATTATCCGGCGCATCTATTCTACCACTTCAGACAAAAGAACAGTCAGAGCTGGAGCGTCGACAATATAAAGCAAATCCAGCAACAGACAGTTGGATACAGAAGTATCTCCGGAATAAATATTTCAATTTTATAGACAACGAGGGGTCCAGTGACGGATTTTTCGCAGTTATTCGTGACGCACTTCTCACACAAGGACGTACAACCACTATACTTGAGCTTAGAAAACAACTTGCGGATGAAGTTAGTGATGAAGTATTTCGCGCTTACCGAGAGAAATTCGCGTTGTATCATAATCTCTCGAGAACACAGACACGTGAGACGAAAGAGCTTGTGAATAATTATAACGATGTAAAACGTAGGATATCTTCTATACATGACCGGGCACAGCAACAGTTGATGATTGCTAGTGCAAAAAAAATGGTGGTAGAACATAACCTGAAACATGATGAAATGAAATATACGAAGCTTTTGGCGGGGCAATATGATTATATGCGAGATGTGCGTTCGGTTGACCAATTAAAGGAACGAATTATGACTTCACTTTATTGGCCGGACGCCTGGGCTGTTGCCACGATGGAACGCGTATTAAATATGAAGTTTATTATCTTTTCGAGAGACGCATATGAATCGGGTGATATTGATAACGTCATACAGTGTGATAATGGTGCTGGTATTGACGCGATAGACCCAGTTATTCGAAAACGCGGTATATTTGAACCGACCGCATATATTTTGGTCGGAAAAGGCGTGTCTCTCTCGAACTCGACGAAGGACAAGATGACGGGTGGCGGCGGTGGCGGTGGTCGTAGTCCGCGACGTCAACGAAACGCCCCGGACACGAAACTCACGACGTACAATCTAATAACGTATAAAACACATGGCGTTCTTGCTTTTTCAGAGTTGCCTTATGATATTAAATTGCTTATTACAACGAAATGTTTGGAAACCCAATCTGGAGCATTCTGCCTTATTCCACAATTCAAACTCTTTCAACGCGAAATAGGAATACGGATTGAAGAAATACCGAATGAAAGTATAGATGATTTATTAGAGGAAATTCATATTGATGCGGCGTCATCTGGAAATAACCACCACCACAGAACAAACGGCGTACATTTATATACACCGGACATTATATTCCAGTTTTATTCGAACTCCAATCCAAACGCGCTTCCAGGTACAGGAGCGGGTGAGAAAATACCAGAGACAGAGAAAATTCATTTTCATAAACTTTCGACATTCGATAACTGGCGACGCAAATTGTCGAATTCATGGAATGAACCATTTATGTTAGACAATCATACATGGCAAAGTGTAGAACACTATTACCAAGGCAGTAAATTCAAGAATAATAATCGAGAGTTCTACTTGAAATTCTCGCTAGACTCTCGATCGGAATTATCGTCTGACCCGGTTCTTGCAAAAGCGGCTGGTAGTAAAAGCGGCAAACTGAATCATAAAACGATTATACGTCCGACGCGGATATCGATAGATCCCGATTTTTTTAATCATGGACGCAGCGAGCGAGAGATGGAGAACGCAATATTTGCGAAATTCTCTCAGAACAAGAACCTGAAAGACTTATTATTGGCGACACGGAATGCGAAATTGGTTCATTATCAGCGAGGTGCTAGGCCGGAGATATACCATCATATGATGCGTGTTCGGCATAAACTACGTACAGGCGCGGGGATGACATAGCGCTGACTATTTCAGCAGACGCTGATTATTTCAGCAGACGCTGACTATTTCAGCAGACGCTGAAATACGATGTAAAGAAACCCTGTAGTACAGCAAAAATAATCATAATTACGATAATACGAATCCAATCTGTATTGGATGGATTTGTAAAGTGAAACCCTGCTATGTTATTAGCTGATTCGCTTCTTTCACTCCCATTATGAAATTTACCAATATTATAATGGATTATATTTTCGATGATATTCAGTATAATAAATACTATGAATGAAAATGCGAAAATATGTAGTGTTCCTTTCTTAAAGTATTTTTTAAAAATGAGCTCAAACATATTATTATGTTAGTATATTATTATATATAGTAACATATAATAACATATACTACATTTGTCACATGTGGACAGAAGAAGAAATACATAAAGATTCTCTCGAAATACAACATTCAATACAATCACTTTCGAGAGATTATAACGCACAATCAACATATAGTATTCGTTCTAGGATAACAGAGAAAAAGGAGAATACTACCGATTTTTTAAAAAATATGTATGAAACGTTACGTAAAGCAGAATATAATATGTATTATCAGTTCGCCATGAAGTCTGAACCGGAGATAAATATCAGTAACCTTTTACCTTATGAATTCACCGAAATAAATAATTCTGCTCATGATTTACCTCATCCACGTATCTTAATGGAGCTTCAGCTAGATTACGAGAGAAGACGCGGTCATCATGAAACTGATACCGATAATGAAAATAATAGATATATTCCATATAAAGTATATCGATACATTCGAGAGAAATCGGAATATTGTATTTGTTTTAAAGCCAAAATCAACGGACGTGATGTTTCACTTTATTTCATAACATTTCCAGAGTCACATATTGCGATATGTGGTAAAACAACACCGGCTTCATATTTATGCGCAACTGATATCGCAATATATCAAATGTATGCATATAAAGTTTTCATATGGATAACGATTATATCACAACTCGCAAATAAAGAATGTTCGGAAAAACTGGATGTATATTTTTATATGACACCGTTTAAAAAGGAACGCCCGCATCACGGTAGCGACGACACTCTCTCAGCGATACATGTGAATACCGGTCTTACGCGAAATTGCGAGACGCATGGTGAAATCATCGTATATCGTACGGAAGAATGGTTTAAAGTGTTTATTCACGAATCAATGCATAACTTCAATATGGACTTCATCGATCTGGAATTACGCGAGGCGAATGAGAGACTTCGTCGGACATTTTGTATCCCCCATGATGACATCTTACTCTTTGAAACATATACAGAAACATGGGCAAGAATTATTACTATTATCTTTGACGCATATTTTCATAAAGAAGCAAGGGCGCGTATCGCGGACACCCGCACAGATTTTATACGCACAGTTCGAGAGAAGTTGGTAAATAATGCGTTTTTTCATGCGTATCAGGCCGTAAAGGTACTTGATGTCATGAAGTTGAAATATTCGGAAATCACAGTTTTAAATTCAGAGAATATGGAGGTGTGTCGAAAAAGATACAAAGAAGATACAAACGTATATGCCTATTATATACTTGGTGGTATTCTCTCGGTGTATGCTTTACCATTTATTTGCTGGTGCTATGACAACAACAAATCTCATGGACGTGATGGAGGAATTCACGCAATACGTTTTTCACGTAGTAACGAGAATCTATATCGTTTTGTTGATTTTATTTGTAGTGCGGCGAGAGATCCGGTTTTACTGAATATGATTTCATATATAGAGACAGCGTCGTCGTCGTCGTCGTCGTCGTCGAGAAACTACAAAGTAAGTTATGTTCTCAAGAAAACTTTGCGAATGACTCCAGATTGATTTTAGGATTACAATATCAGTAAAATTGAATATAAATCTATTATGATAGTTTATATATATCATATCGTGTTTCGCTATATTCATGCCTCGCCGTACTACTATTCCTCAAACATCCGTTGGAAAGCTTGTTTCGCTTTCGGTGGACAACCCTGCGTATTATACTCAACAAGTTTCGACTTCTCCTCCCCCACTTATCCCGATCACCGCAGCAACAGCAGCCAATGACGCCGATAGTGAAGAGAAGACGATGCTTTGGCGTAACGTCGCGACGCTGTTTTCAAAAATAGATAATGTCGAAGGTTTCCTTGAAAAATATAGAACTGATACGGAGCGCTGCACTGATGAAGTGTACCAAGAAATACAAAATGTCAAGGGTGATATTTCTGAAATCCATCGTGAATTCAACGAGAATAATGTGCTCGTGAAGCATGTTCGCAAGCTTAGAAAATATGTGAATACGAAATGTGAAAAGGTGCGTGAAGCGGTGTCGTATAGTTCATACGACGCAGACAGAGAAGTTTTCGCGTATGTCGATAAGACCAGAGATGATTTCGAGTCAAAAACCAAGAATATGGAAGACGAAATCGCCCGTCTCAAAATGGAAATTCAACAACTGAATCAAACGTATAACCAAGATTTTGAGCTGTTCATCGAGCGCGAGAATGATATTATGTCAAAGTTGGACGCAGCCGTGAAAATGAATGAGGCCACCAATAATCGGATGAAAGACATGGAGGAGTACTTCATGAAGCAAATTCAGCAAGCGCGAAATTATGCGGATACTCACGTTGCTGGCGACCTTCGCCAGGAGTTTACAACCGCGATATGCCGTGAGATTACATACGAGAGCAAAGTAAATGGTCAACTCGTTCAAAGCGTGAATGATGAATTGACCAATCTTATTACTAGGTCAAACGAGTATCATTCCGCCCGATATTTCGGAACGGTCGATGAAATGAATCAGTTACGCGAGACGTGTCAGACTCTAAAACAAAGCATCGGGATGGTAGATGATGAGCTATCGTATACGAAAGAGACTATCGCACGCCTGAAAGATGATGTTTACTATGAATTGGATCGGGATTATTACGACTTGAAGGATTATGTCAAGCGTAAAGTCAATCAACACAATAAACACTATCATCAGCCTCCTCCGGTACAAGAAAATGTCGCTGTGTTGATTGACGAAATTACAGAACCCGAACAACAACAACAGATGGATACGAATCAAGTCGTCGTAGAAGAACATCCAGAAAATGATGAACATATCGTATTTATTGATGAGAATACGGTTATGATTGAAAATGATGTACAACAGACATAAATACCGGTTGCGAATCCGAATCCGAATCCGTAAAAGTCTGAAGCCAATTCCAGCCCTCTAGGAATAAAATTGAATGAATATATATTTTTTTATGTTAAGACAGTATCTTCACATAAAAGTAGAGAATGGGTATTCGTAATTTAAACAGATTTATACAACATAAATGCCCCACCGCATTATCGCGTGTTCATTTGAGTGAATTTTCTGGAAAAAGAATCGCAGTAGATACAAGCATTTACATGTACAGGTATTCTGGCGAAGGAGCATTATTGGAAAATATGTATTTGATGGCATCTGTGTTTCGACATTATGATATTCACGCGGTGTTCGTGTTTGATGGACCCCCTCCTCCTCAAAAAACGGATCTTATAGAAATACGGAAAAAAAAGAAAGAAGCGGCAAAAAAGCAATACGATACGCTTATTAAAATTTCAAAAGAGAAAAGGGATGTTTCTGGCTGTGAAATAACAACCACCGAATTGGATGATATTGAAGATACTTTGCGTGAACTAAAAAAACAGTTTATTCGGTTACGTGATTGCGATATCTCTGACGTGAAAGAACTACTCGTCAGTTTCGGGTTCGCAATAATCGACGCCGAAGGTGAAGCTGATGAACTATGTGCCAAACTCTCGATTAAAAAGAGAGTCGACGCATGTATGAGCGATGATACCGATATGTTTGTTTACGGCTGTCCAACCGTGCTACGTAATATAAGTTTATTGAATCATTCTGTCATGAGTTATAACATGTCCGAAATTTTGAAAATATTATCTCTCACACAGCATGAGTTCAAGATGATGTGTGTAATTAGTGGAACGGATTATTCACAACAAAATTCAGAAACAGCGGGACAAGCCTCCGGATCGGGAACGACATATATATGTCCGGAGGCTGCTTACAAAAAGCTTATCAAATTCAAGTCACTCACGCCAAAGGAGACGAACCTATATCACGAAAGTGGTGGCGGGTTTTATGATTGGTATGCTAGTCAGCAAATATCGCCACCGCCGCCTCTCCATAAACAGGTAAGTGCGATCACATATATATCAAATGAAGCCATGTTTGATATTTCATCGAAGTCCGACAATCAATACAAACAACTTGTTATATTGAATCGCAACAATATTCAAAGGAAACGAATTGTCGAAATTATGATGAAGGAGGATTTTATATTTATCGAGCCAGAACCTAGCGATGAAGTGATTATTCGTTCGCTTTCATCCGAAAATGGTTCGCTTAGTTCGTCACCGGTATATGGAATCGAACAAAGCCCTGACAAACATGCGAATTTCATCGGGAATCAAGTTTATGGTGTAAATGTATCATCATTCCACGAGTTGCATACATCCTTCAGTAAGAGTAAGAGTAAGAAGATACCTCGACCGAAATAAGTATTTGAATTATATAGATATAATGAATAAATGAAAATATAACCAACCGTTATTATTTTCATTTTAGTATATTTTTACTATTTTAAGCCTTCACAGCAGCTGCGGCGCCGCCAGAGGGAACAGACTTGGCAAAATGAGCTGCCATGTACTTCTGAAGATTGAAGTAAGTAAGCTCCTCACCCTTCTTCAACTTCAACAACTTGAGAAGCTTGGCGTCAGGGTTGATCTTACGGCCGTTCTCCTTATCCTGGAGATTCTGACTGCGGATGTATGCGTTAACCTCACGAGTCACCTCGGTGCGGGCCAGAACGCTACCCTCGGGCTTTCCCAAGAAAGCAGCCAACTCGTTGGAGATGAGAGTAGGCTTCACAAAACCAGAAGGCGCGCGATTGACGTTGGTCTTGCGACGCTTATTGGCCTTATTCGCGGCACGAAGCTCACGAGCATGCTGGCGCTTCAGCTCATTCACCTCTGAACGGATAGAGGCAAGAACCGCCTGGGCGCTCTGAAGCTTAGTGAGAACGCTACCATAAAGAGCGGTGCTAACAGAACCATCGACATCGGCGACAGCAGTAGGAGTATCGACGTTGTCAACGACGACAGTTGAAGCGACGGCAACAGGAGCAGGCTCAACAGCGGGCTTGGCGGCCTTAGGGGCAGAAGGAGCCTTGGCGGCCTTAGCAGCGGCGGGAGCGGCAGGAGCAGCAGCAGCGGCAGGAGTAGAGGGTGCGACGGAGGCAGCAGAAGAAGAAGAAGCAGACTTGACCATTTGTATCGGTTATACACATATAAGTGAGGTTCTTTTAAGTTGTTTTAGCAGCATATTCAGGGTGAATTACTATCATACAACAGCTTCGTACAACCATGGCAGCGCATTACGTGCATCTTGATTTACGATTGTAAGGGTCGCTAATATATAAAACGCACCAAGACACTGATCTTCTCTAGAAGTCCCGCGACGGGATATACGGTCGATTACAGAAACGCATATTGTTCGAATTTCGGCATATGTCAGTAATGATATCACGTTCATATTTATATGTGAATTATGTAAAAGAAACGGATTTCCATGAGGGGGGCATATACGTTCCTTCATTTCTTGAGATAAGTTGGCTCGATAATACCAAATGTCATGAATATTTCGAATAAACCTTATGAGATCATCTCGCTGTAACACGATAAACCAATCCGAATCCGAGTAATTACCAAGTGTATTAATATGTTGGAATAAATCCACGATAAATAATTCTTCCTGTTTCTCTCGCGTTATCACGGAACCCCCGCCTGATACATTCGTATATCCCGATTGATTATCATTAATTGTATCGTCGTCTTCATCGTCCAATTTTACTGATACGCGAAATCCTATTAACGACCCGTAGATCAGTTTTTCATATACGTTTTTTATGACATTTGAAGAAATAACATTTCGATTATACGGGTTTGTGATTGTTGGATATGAAGTAATAATAAGATGAAATATAGATGCTATATGAAACCCGTATATTTTATTATCACTATCAAGATAAGTGAATAATTCCATCGGTTTTATACTTGATATCCTATCAAATGTATAGAAGTCTGTATCATTTACACATTTTGATGTATGTAGGTATCCAGGACCGCATAATTTTCGATATTTATTCGATAAAAATGTCTTGAAATTACGCTGTATTATTACAACAAAATATGTATGTTTTAAAAATGTATAGATTCGTTGGATCAAATCGGGTTTTGTTCCGGATTTTTTGATATTGTAATGTCCACATAACGCCCGTAATTCGACAAGACTATATTTTGAATTTTTTACTTTTTCGTATTCAATCGGTTTTAATATAATGAGATTTGTTGCGTTATCATCTTCTGGTGAGTTATGTTTAGGCGATTCGGGTTCACCCCCATCGTTGAGTGTCGCCGATGATGACGTGATTTTCATTTTTTTACGTGTTTTTATACCAGTATTAATGTTATTGTTATTGTCGGAATAATTGCCGATAGTTACATTCATGTAAGGAGAAATAATAATTAATTCAGATGATTGTTGTCGTTTTAGTTTTACCTTTCGATAATATTGTTTATTTGGGTTATCATATAAACTATAAGGTAGTAATAGTGAATATAATTTTTGTGTTTCTTGTCTATTATTTATATTCGGCAGGTGACTCGCGATTGCTGATGACATTATAAATATATATTATTATTACATAATGTTTATTACGTTTTAGATTATAACAATCACAGACATAAAGATATTTTATTAATCTATAGTATAACTGCTATTTCATGCGTATTACATCGTCGGTTCTTTTTTGTATTCTGTCAGTATCTCTCGTAGCTGGTGTTACGATACTTGAAGTTCCCAATACATCCGACGTTCAACTAACCGATGAGACGTCATATGCTGGAACAAACAACGAGAATCTATTGCTGCAGCCTATTGAGCCTATTGTAGAAACTGATGACGATAATCAACTATCTGGACGAAGATTACTCCGGTTTTTACCTAAGGTAATACATAGGATTTTTGTTCCACCTAAACCTGCTCCCAAGCCAGCTCCCACGCCAGCACCCAAGCCAGCACCCAAGCCAGCACCTAAGCCTGCTCCCGTTATTAAATATATTCCTCCCACGCCGAAGCCGACACCGAAGCCGACACCGAAGCCCGCCCCGACGCCGGTTATTGTTATTCGATATACTGCGCCGAAGCCGACCCCGAAGCCGACCCCGAAGCCGACCCCGAAGCCGACTCCGAAGCCGACCCCTGCTCCGGCGCCCGTTATAGTTGCCCCAGTTCTTGTTGTAAAGTCAGTACCTCCTCCTTCTCCTCCTACGCCGGTACCAACTTCTATTTATTTTACTTGCGATAACGAATTTGATATGTATGTCAACGGAAATAAGGTCGGTCGCGGTACAAGCTGGACCACTACGTATAATTTTTCTCCTGTTGTTAAGCCAGGTGATGTTATTGCTATCGATGGTGTTGACCAAGGTGGCCCTGCCGCATTTATTGGTGTTTTCGGTGGAAAGCCGACTAAGCCTTCTGATTGGCGTTGTTCTACTAAGGAAAGCAAAGGATGGACCTTGAATAATTTTGATGACTCATCGTGGAGTAAGCCTGTTAGTTATGGAAGAAATTCGGACAATAATATTTGGCGTTCTGTTGGCGGAGGACCGCGCCCAAATATTCCTGCCGACGCAGAGTGGTTATGGACAAGTGATAATAACAATCACAATCGTGTATTTTGTCGATATTTCATGACTCCCGCCCCGGTCGCGGCTCCTAAGGCTGCTCCTGCTCCTGTTCCGGTCGCGGCTCCCAAGGCTGCTCCTGTTCCGGTCGCTGCTCCCAAGGCTGCTCCTGTTCCGGTCGCTGTTCCCAAGGCTGCTCCTGCTCCTGTCCCGGTCGTCGCCGCTACCAAACAATCAGTAATTGACGAGATCATCAGTGCTAATTCTAAGTCCAACATTAAGCTCACTAAATTTCAGGAAAAGCTTTTATCGTTGATGAAGGAAACGAGCGATGAGCAATTGAAAGTTGAAACCGAAAACCGTAATAATTTCAACGGTGTTAGTGTGACTCTTCAAAATGAACAGATTCGCCTTGAATCAGCACGTGCTGCCATGAAAAAATTATACGATGAAACCGAAAATCTCAACATTACCATCCAGAAACATTACAAGAAACTTATCGCAGATACGAATTATCTTCAATCTCTCGACTCGATGCGTCCAGCTTTCTTAAAATCACTCAGCGAACTTGCGGCTCATATTCAGTCAGTTAAGACCGTTGTTGATAACAAAATAGTGAAGGATGAATACAAGGATGAAATGGTTCGGCTTCTTACCGGTATTCATTTTAATACTCATAATATCTCTGGATACGTCGCTACTGCTTTTATTAATCATTATAATAAATATAAGAATCTGATTCAAAAGGAAAACATCGAATATTCATCCGAGTTCAGACGTCTTAATTCTCTCGCGAATGAATATAAGATTCAGGTACAGAAGACAGCTGATCTTGAGAGAGAGCGTGTGCGTCTTCAGGATATTCTCTCAAAGATGAGGGCTACACTTAATCTCTCTGTAGCACAACGTGAAGAGTTCGATATGTTGATCAAAGCGGTTGTTTCTATTTTTGATAAAAAGCGGTGCTAGTTGCTCGGCTGCTACATCGCTCCACGGCGGAGCCGTCCCCGAGATTACGCAACCTTCGTGCTGACGCCGCTCAATATCAGCGGGAATAGTGTAAGTGTGAGTGTAACGGGGAGATTACAGCACCACCCCCGCCGCCGCCGCCGTAAGACTTGACCGGCGAAGCAGCGAACGAGAGAAGTCGCGGAAGCGACGTAACGAGTGAGCAAGAGTATATATTGACGGAGAATGTAATAATATCAATCCCCGTCAATTCCAACCTACAGTCCAACCTACAGTCCAACCTACAGTCCAGTCTTACGTCGATATCGAGCGGCGTCAATTTAGCATTTCAATTCCTATCTACAACAAAAAATTGATTTAAACATTCATGTAGAATATATACATCATCGTTCAACGTATCGTATCGTTCGTTTTACCCCGCTCTTACTTACTCATTACAAAAATGGCTTCTGAAATGGTTATCCCCGGCGCTTCATTCAATCCTGCTTCTGACATGAAATATACAAAACCCAAGGTGAATTCCGTGGGTGGACGTAGTGTCGGTATCGTGAATTCAAAGACTAGCACAGTTCTCAATCTGTCATCCCCTCTTATGTTGACGTGGGGCGTTCAGTCATTCACCGACGACAAGAGTGGTAAGGTCAGCTATGATCTAGCACTCCAGTTTCCAAATGAGGGGTTCGAGACTCCTGCTACAAAGAAGTTTCTTGAAAATATTACGGCTTTCGAGAAGAAAATCAAAGAGGACGCAATCTCAAATTCGAAGGAGTGGTTCAGCAAACCCAAGATGACAGCTGACGCGGTGGACGCGCTCTGGACGCCGATTCTCAAGTATCCCAAGAATAAGGATACGCTTGAAGCTGACACTACTCGTGCTCCAACGATTAAGGTAAAGTTGCCCTTCTGGGACGGTGCTTGGAAAGAGCTTGAGCTTTATGATGTTGACATGCGTCCCGTATTTCCTGACCCGATGAACCCTTCGTTGTCTCCTCAAGACTTGATCGCGAAGGGTAGCCATATCGCCGTGTCGATTCAGTGTGGTGGTATATGGTTTGCTAACGGAAAGTTCGGTGTCACTTGGAAGTTGTTTCAGGCGATTGTCAAGCCTAAGATGTCGCTGAAGGGTAAGTGTCACATCAAGCTTGATGACGAAGACAAGACGAAGATCGTCTCACAGGTTGTGCCGACTGATGTCGATGGTGACGGGGATGGTGGTGAACATGATCACGACAACGTGAGCGCAATCATCGAGGATGATGATGAACCCGCACCCGCACCCGCATCTGCTGCTCCTTCTGTTGTCAAGCCAACTCCGATTGCCCCTGCTTCTGCTTCTGGTGGTGATGCGGCTTCCAAGAAGAAGATCGTTCGTAAGGTCTAAACCACAAAATAGAATTAGAATAGAATTAGAATAGAATAGAATACAAAGTCGACAAAATAAAATACACAGGTATGTCGTGTAATATGATCGCGTTTTGTGTTGTGTTACCTATATAAATCTCACATTATGAATACAGGTGATATCATTTTTTTTACGTATTTGTAAAAAAATTGAAATACTATTACTATACAAACTACATTCATACATCAGTCTCCATACTTCAAATAGTCTATGATCGGGCATATACTCAAGGCTGGCGGTATTACCGGACGGTCGGTTTTATTACTACCGTTCGTGTATTTAGGGCAGAGGATTTCGGTGGTAAGTTCATTCGTATTCACACATGATTCCACGAAGACAGAAAGGAGTCAAAATGACAAAAATAACAAAATGCGGGAAGCAATCATCTCGGCTATTATCAACAATCGCGTTCCACCCACATATTATCTCACCGAGAGATGGCGCAATTTGAAATACGCGGTGGTCGAGTTTCTCAAAAAATGCTCGTGTTCTTCTACGGGTACGGAGGGCGTGTATTCACAAGTGGAATGTATTCCTGCTGCGGGACGCGGTCACAATTACGATTTCACAATCGTATTCACAAACAACGAAGGTGTTTCAACAAATCATCACGTAGAATTCAAATTCAACGCTGCGAAAGTATCAGATACTCCACAGTTTGTGTCTCCGATGAAACCTAGTCAATATTTGTCGGGGTCGTATGAAGAATACTTTTACGACAAATTTATGCCGATTATTGCTTCTATGGCGGCGGTCGGTGACAACAGTGCTAACGCGACGAATACAACACTACCAGACCGCACAGAATGGTTGAAACAAATTCACAATAACGCACCCGCGTGTGTTAAACACCTTCAAGACAAATATTATGCCGGATGCTCTGTAAGTAGTCAATTCACAAATGACGCGAATGATATTGCGTTTTACGACACATGTAAGAAACTGTCTAGTGAAAGTATTCGCGAATTCATCACTCTTCATGACCTTGACATCGTTAAATTGTCCGAATATCTTCGCGAATCACAAGACGGAAAAACATATATGCTATTCCAAGCGGCCAGCGGCTCTTCTTTCACCCCCAGTATCACCCTTCAGCGCGTAAATCCAGCGGATTATACTATTGTTTCGTGTATCAAAAATCCGGAAAAATCTCGATATGAATGTGCTACAGAATCCGGTAAAAAAATTCATGTTCTTCTCCGCTGGAAAAATGGAAACGGAATCGCATTTCCCGCCTTTCAAATATCATAATATATTGGTAACATGTGATTCAGTTCAGTTGCGTTCATCGCGCTGTTGGCACAATAACACTCTATAAATTCTTGTGTTCGAGGGTCTTGGAATGAACGAATGATACGTTGAAATTCGGCGATTGATGATGTCGAGTTGGCGGTGGCGCGAGTAATACAAATCAGATGATTTTCTATAAGATATTCGTTCGAAGATACAGACTCAGGTGTAATGAGACAGTAATCGAATTTATATTCGCCAACCCCATAACCACGATTTATTACAATCATAGGTTCGCTGCTGCCGCCCCCGCCAGGTTTGTCGATAAACGCTTTTTTTTCCGTGTTTTTGTATCTTTTATGAACAAACTTCCCATCTTCAATATTCGAACTATAGATGAGAAGTGTTTTTGTGCTGTCGTTTGTAAGTATCTTTTTACACTGATTCCATACGACTGTTCCGATATTAACCTTGAATCCAAGTTCATATAATGATTGTGATCCGGCGTATAAATCCGCAAGACGATCTCGGTTAAATGTAAATATTGTTGCGCCTGATTTCTCAAATACGCCGCCGCCACAGTCACCGCTAGTTATGGCGGCGGTATCATGCTCATTCGATGTCACTAGCGGTGGCCGCTTTTGTATCATAAGCACAAATGTCTCTTGTTGTGTTTCCAGATACCCACCACTATCGCATTTCGCAATATGAAGAATTGTGAAATGACGCACAATATATTTCCGAGTCTTATCATAATACTGAGAATTCATAAAACTCGACGGTAATACGAAGCACAAAACCCCGTCGTCACGTAACAACTTCACGGATTTGATAATGAAGAGGATAAATATATTGGGCCGTCCATCAAAGAACGGGTAATATTCAGATGACACTTCGTCCTTTTTCATCACATAATATGGTGGATTGCCTATAATCAGGTCGGGAGTGGGTGATACGTTAGAAGCATCGGCATCCGCATCCGGCGCGGGGTTGTATGTTAAGAAGTCGCAGTGGTGGATCTTGGCATTTTTGACCGACGAGAAATGCTGCGAAACTTGATTGTATATGTAACCGTTATACTCAATACCGGTAATATTCGCATGGGGGTATTCACGCACTAACGCAGATATAAATTCACCCGAACCACATGACGGTTCAAGAATTGTATCGAATGAGCGATTATGAATCTGCTCGAAGGCGCGAAGGCGTTTTATAATATCCATAACGCATGCGGGAGGTGTAAAGAATATCCCGCCAATTTTCTTGTCTTCCGTCGATAATGATTTTGTGAGTTTCTTGGATAATTCGGAAAATTCGAAAGACGCTGCGGACTGTGTCATGGACATCGATTGTAATTATGTTATACATATCGTAATTACATTCTATTGATATCAATTTTATAGAGTTAAATGAATATTCGCATATACGTTGGCTCTGGTTCCAACTTTGTAGATATCACTCGTACTTGTAGTACAAACCGCAATCCCTTTACTCGCACCTCGTAATAATACGCGCTGTTTTACTATATCTGTGGATTGTAAACATACGTCGCGCGCATGTAATTCGTAAATAAATCCATGGGTTTTCAATTCATCATTGATGATTACAGGGATCATCTGCTTTGTGAATAATTCAGAAATACTTACATCAACGTGTATATATATGTTATTGTATTCATCAATTGAAACATTATCGGGCATTTCCGGCTCGCACATAACTATAATATCGCTAGTTTTGCCTTCATTCGGCTGATGTTGATTGAAATGAAGCTCGCTATGCCATAACGGAATATAATATGTTTGTCCGCATTCATGAAGAATATAAACTCGATCCAATAACATGTCCAATAAAGATGGGTTCAAGTGAATGACAATATCATCGCGTGTTTTCGATTCTATTATTTCTGTAAGTTCATCCATCATCTCTCGAGAGATTCCAAATAACTCCTGATTCGTCGAGAGAATATCATACAACGTCATTGACGCCTGTTTATTCATATTTCGAAATAATAATACTGCGGATTGCGTTCCTTTATTTAATATCATTTGAATGATAGTATGTATGGCGTCCGATGTGGCGGTGCTAGCTGCCGGTCCGGGCGATGACCTCATTTTTACAATAATTGATTTGATGAACATTTGGAGTATATTGTCATACCCAGAATTATAGTCTAGGTCGTCATTGTTGTTGTAATCGGAATCAATACCGTTATTGTTGTGATATCCATATCCAGAACTACTATAAAAATACTCTTTAAGGCGTTTATGTGCGTCGTTGATATCCTTGAAGCGTTCGGTGGCGTCGGGGTCATCGATCGACGCTTTATCCGGATGATGTTTTAATGCCAGTAAACGATAGCGTTTATTCAATTCTTTGAGAGATGACGGCGGTGTATTTTCTGAAAACCCGAGAATATAAAGTGATATTTTTATGCTTTCTGGATACAAATTAGGTATCGGCATCGGGTATTTTATGCGTGTATCCGTGTATCTTACATACTAATAATAAGACAAAATTCTCTAAATGATATATCGGGCGGTAATTATTATTGAAATACTGTAAAAATATATATGTCTGTATCATAATGTCATTCATCATTTCCGGTAATAATAATCCCTCATGTATTAAACGACGCAGAATGAACCATACACATTCTTGAATATTAATATCGTATGTAAGAAGATCATACATACATTCTCTCAGCGCATCGTACTTTAATTCATTCGCCGGAGATGTAATAATACCTACAATATAATTGCATATATTTTCATGTGGTTCGGTGAGTTCAGTTATATTCGATTTCAAGGCCTTAATATTTGTTATTGTTTCAAGAGGAAATTTACTAGTGAGTTTAACCGACGTTTCGTTGATAAACTCGGATGACGCACCGCTTATTACCGTCGTCGCTGGTTTCAGACATTTATTGTAGGCTGTATACGTGGGACGCTTGAATGAAATTAATTTACACCTATGAAGTATATTGTCTGGAATGAAACTTATGTGATCCGAGAGAATGATGAATTTGAGATATACATGTTCGGACGACAACATATAACTATAAAATGTTTCCAGTAATTCGCTATGTATTTTATGGAAATTTTTACATATGACGAACGCGGCAGTTTGCGGTCTAGAACTGACAATATCTTGAATTTGATTATAAATTTCATTCCATAAGTGCTTGGAATTACACCCGAGGAGAGACATATCCACTTCAAAATGACAGTCGCTGATTTTCAAGAAAAACGTCTCTTTATTGTATGCGACCGCAATACGTTTTTCGTATTTGAGATGAGAAGGACTGTAACGCGATATCATATAGAGTGCGTGACTGTACTTTCCGACGCCACTTGGACCATACATTATCATACTTGGTAGTGTTTGAACATCGCTTGGAAATGACGAAAATGTCTTTTTTATATTGGGATGTAGTGAATATTCGTCTACTTTATTGACATATTCGGTAAAGTGTGATTCAAAAAATTTCATAATATGCGCGTTGAATATAGAGTGTATATGTATTTGTGTTCTTGATTTATACCTGTTTTTTGTATACATCAAAAATACGCGTTCTGCGCTGTTACCACAGTAATTTATCAGCCAACCATCCATTACTCCATTTGACGTGACGATCTCTCTCGTGACGCATCTTGTAGAGACGACGGCGAGTTTTCGCGAAAGCCATACCCCGAGTGCGAATATATGTGGGGAAATCGTTCATACCTGCCGCGCCTACACTCGCTATTTTGCGCGATTTGCGAAAGACGTCGATTTTTTTCTCTGGATTCGTTGATGGTTTTACAGTTACTCCAATTTTATCTGCCATTTTACGCGTATAATTCGTGATACGGTATTTCATCGTATATAAATACCCGGATACATTATTATTATTATTTTTGCTTAAACCGATAATTATATCTTGTATAAGCGTACGCCGAATATAATACAATATTAAATATGAACGTCGTGATAACCCCTAACGATTATAAAGGAACGCAGTTATATTTTACTGAAAAAAAACCGAATACTCATATTCCAAACAGTACGTTTAATCGTATAACATACTCTACCTCCGATTTTATAATGAACGGGGTTTATATTCAGTTTGAGTTATTTGTCCGACAGATCGAGCAAAATTTCAACAGCAATATATACAATTGCTTATTTGACCCGAGTCATGAATATAATCAGGCGATAGTCTCTATTTTTCAGAGAATAGAAAGTGATATATTAGATAAATGGTTGCGTATTGAACATTCCGCTACACAGTCGCCGTCGGATCAGAAGACTAAATCGATGGATATCATACAACAATTACGCGGTGGAATAATTAGTGTATGGAAAAATGATTTTCAGTATAATGAGAAACCGCGATTCCATCATTTCATTATAAAAATATCAGGTGTATGGGAGAATGAAGAAGGATGTGGGTTGACGTATAAGTTTATCTAGTATTTTTGGTGATGCTCCAACGCCGGGGAAGCCCGGCCCTTTGCGCATCACCAAAACCTTGCCGATTCCGGCTCCGATACAGGGTGATAGTACCTTGGGATTTACATACCAAAACCTTGCCGATTCCGGCTCCGATACAGGGTGATAGTACCTTGAGATCTACACAGGATGTTTCCCATTTCGGAATCGGGGGTTTCTACCAATAAAATTACCCATCTGTTGTAAAGAATCGCAAAATGATTTCGTTGAGAGCCATACACCCCCCCGCAAGAAGTGCTATAAATCCGGCAATATAAGGCCCATACTTCGACATAGCCTCGCTATACTGTCCCATCTCCGACGAACAAAGCATCTGTTGATTGATATACGCATACATTATACCAGCTTGAATAAGAAGAAGAATGTTTACTGCGGTGTCAAATGTCACATACGTTTCGGCCACATGTCCCGAATTGATCTTATTATAATAAACGGTATTCTGATAAATGATCCATCCTAATATAAGCATAAACAACGTGATCGGTACTATATTTAATAAGCTCATTCTCATGATACATCCTGGTTTATCTGGATTATATTTATTGAAGGTGATGGAGACGATTGTGATCATTAAACATACAGTCCATAGTAATGTGAGGTAGTAGAATATATACGACTTGAAATAAACAGTAATTTCTTTCGCCATGTTGGACGAATCTTTCTTTTTGATTTCATCTTTGATGAGAGATACATCTGTAATACTATTTACATCGCTAAATGATGGAGCGGCATTTTCGTTATAACTGTATTGAAAAATAATTTTGATGACGATGGTGATGATAATGAGCATCGAGAAAATCTTGAATGACGGGACGAGGTCATTTGGCCCGGCGATATTTTCCATCGGTTTTATTGTAATATGCGGATATCGGTTATACATTATTTAGATAATAAATACAATTATTATGTAAATACATTCCATTCTATTTCATTCTATTCCATTCTATTCCATTCTATTCCATTATGGCAAAAACCATCGTTGTAACTGGCGGTGCTGGTTTCATCGGCTCTAACCTTTGCGTATACCTTCTTGCGCAAAGCCCAGAGAATCGCGTCATTTGCGTGGATAATCTCATTACCGGATCTCTCGACAATTTACGAGAGATATACAAAGATAGTGAGAACATGAAGTCACGTTTTTCATTTATTGATTATGACATCACGAAACCTGTATGTCCAGAATTATTCGGCGAACATGTAGACGAAATCTACCATCTTGCTTCTATCGCGTCACCTGAGAAGTATAAAAAATACCCGATGGAGACCCTCTTGACGTCTATCAACGGCACCCAACGCGTTCTTGATTACTGTGTATTATACAATTGTAAAATGATGTTCACATCTACGAGCGAGGTCTACGGCGACCCCCTTGTTCACCCTCAACCCGAGACATATTATGGTAACGTGAATACAGTAGGGGAGCGGTCATGTTATGATGAAGGAAAGCGTGTGGCGGAGACGTTGGTATACGAATACCAGAAACGATTCCCGGATTTAGACCTGAAGATCGCGCGGTTATTCAATACATACGGCCCGCGAATGGACCTGGACGACGGGCGTGTCATAACGAACTTTATTCGGCAGATTAAGCGCGGTGAGGCGATTACGATTTATGGGGATGGGACGCAGACTAGGTCGTTTTGCTACGTAGACGATACGGTGCGTGCGTTAGTGGCGTTTATGGGTGCGGCGGAGACGAGTGTCGGCGATGTCGGTCCTGTGAATATCGGCAACCCTAGATGCGAATTCACGATGAATGAGCTCGTGGAGGTGTTTAGGAAGGCGTTGGGACGGCGGGGGGGTGAGGATGGCGACGATGACGGTGCCGCATTCGCGGTGAAATACCTGCCAAGAACCCAGGACGACCCGATGTGTCGCCGACCGGTGATTACGAAAGCAGAGGAATTGTTTGGGTTTCGGTGTGCGGTTGGACTGGAAGAGGGGATACAACGCGTTTGGGATTATTTTCTGTAGTAGGGTGTTTAGGTGGAAATAATTGTGTGTGTAGTATGTATAAAAACCTTATATTTTAATATGACCATAAACGTTGGGGAAAAGAGAGGCATAATACCAAAGGAAGGTGAAAATCCGAAAAAATTATATTTTATTGTAACTGACGCCAATGTTAATAATGTTCGCCTATATGATCAGAAACAAGATAAAGAGTGGTTATTTACAGATGCAATGACCGATGATCTAATTGATAAGGAAGGATATCGTGAAGCAGAATTCAGTTTTACTAACCAAGATGGAGATTTGAAAATGAATGTGGGGCTGATGCGCGCAGGAAGACGAACCAGAAAAGTAAAACGTTCCAATCAATACAAAAAACGTTCCACCGCCCGTCGTCGTCGTCGTTCATCCAAGGCTCGCAGCACCCGCCGTAGGTAAATAGTAAGGAACTATTACTTCTTCTTGAAGAACCCGAACTTCGGTTTCGGTTTAGGCGGCGCAGCCGCATCAGCGGCAATCCACTCCTGTATCTTCGCCACGTCGCACGTGATATAATTTCCATGTTTTTCCGCGAATCCTTTTAGTGGGATGAACGCCGGTTTTGTCATTTTCTGTGTTTTATGAAAGATATACGGCCCATATCTTCCATATCGTATCGTCGTATTTTCGTCAATCGTGCGTAATATTTGGCCTTGGTAAGGCGTCGTTGATGCAGACACCGCCGTGGAAGATTCTCCGTGTCCGTCTTCGGCGACGACCACCACCACCGGCGCACTATTTCTCTCAATAAACTTTATTACGTCTTGTAATGACAGGTCAAACTCTGTTTTTTGAACCATCGTCGCCTTCGACGATGACAGGTCAAACTCTGTTTTTTGAACCATCGTCGCCTTCGACGATGACAGGTCAAACTCGGATTTTTGATTTGTCGTCGTTTTTGATTTGTGGGCGTATTTTCCACCCGTCGCCGCAATAGTCGGAGCACCTCCACCTTGTTGCAGTAACGGACGTAACGAGAGATTCATGCTTCCCCATACGATATACGCACCATATTTCCCGCTTTTAATAATAATATCTTGTCCTTGATATTGACCCATAAGGCGTCCACCGCCAGCGATAGAGACAGGTGTAGGTGCGGGGGCTGATGAAGATTCAACTCCGTCGGATCCGCCGGCTTCGCCAAGCATATACGCGAGAGAATACTCCCCACGCTGTATTTTCGCATATTCTAGGTTGGGCCGCACACTTTTAAATATGAATTTCGGTTTCTTTTCCGCAGATTTAGGGGTCCGCCCGACGCTTGCGTCGTCCGTGTCCGCGTCCGCGTCCGTGTCCGCGCCCGATGAGTCTCCGCTGTCCGAATCCGCGTCCAAGACACGACACCGAATCACCGGTCCATTTTTCCCCATAATATACGAATGCCTGTCATCGATTTGAATTTCTTCTTTGATGACCCCTCGCTCTTTAAGTTCCCTTAATTGCGCGGACACATCAAACCAGCATTTATAACAGAGTTCATGCCATACCATTCCATCGGTCGCGATTTCATCGAGCTGGTTCTCCATATTCTGCGTGAACTCATATTCGAAGAGAGGTGCAAAGTGCGCGAGGAGGAACTCGATAACCACGATTCCGAGAGGTTGAATAACGAGTTTGCGTGACTCGCCTCCAATCTCTCGAACTTCTGTTTTTGATTCTATAGATTTGGTTTCTGAAATCATGAACTCGCGGCACTCGACAGGCTTCCCAGGGACGTCTTTGAGTTTCACATACCCGCGTTCTTGGATTTTATCGATCAAGGAGGAAAAGGTTGATGGACGACCGATCCCCATTTTTTCTAGTAGTTGTACTAACCCTGACTCGGTATAATGTGATTTCGTGTTTCGCAAAGAGCATTTGGTCATGATACGCTTGAAGGGCATCACGGGTGAGGTGGTGGCGGCGGCGGCGGACGCGAGAGACGCGAAATACGTATACTCTTTCGCCTCGGTGTCATACCCTCCTGCGACGAGTTTCCACCCTGGTTTTATCACCTGTTCGGCGGTGTATCGGTATTCGCACGACTGACCGGCTACTGCGACAGGCGACGTGATCGCCATTGTAATGGTTTGACATACGGCTGGCGCCATTAAACTCTCGAGCGTATTTCGATGAATCAACGAATACAGTCGATGTTCTCTCGGATGACAAGATTGGGGAAGTAAAGTTCGAGAGATATCTGTGGGACGGATGGCTTCATGTGCCGCGGTGGAGGCGGCGGCGTCGTCCTTTGAACCCTTCGAAGACGAAGACGAAGACGAAGACGAAGACGAAGAAACAGACGAGAGATTTCCGATGAGTTCATCACCCGCACCCGCGAACCGTTTCCGAATATAATCGCACGCCTTCGTGACGAATTCCGCAGAATATACTTTACTATCTGTTCTCATATATGTAATATACCCTTGCTCATATAATTTCTGCGCAACGGACATGGTGTCTTTTGGTGAGAGATGAAGCTCATTACTTGCTGCCTGCTGAAGCGTACTTGTAGAATAAGGTGATGGCGGCGCCTTTGTTACTTTTTTCGCAGGGGTGCCGCTACCACTACCGCCTACGGTCGCACGAAACCCCGAATCTGGCGCCTTTGAAGTCTCTTGAATGAATAGTTCGAGACATTTGGCGGAAGAATCCCCGGATGATTCTATTTCTCTCGAGAGATGGAATGTAAGATTGTACTTTGTGAAGATACCAGAAACTGTATATACAAGCACGGCGGTTGATGCTTCTATCTCTTTATAATTCTCGTAAATGAGGCGAAGCGCCGGAGTCTGGCAACGCCCTGCCGAGAGATTTGTATGTGCGACATAGGTCCATAAAACTGGAGAGATTTTATAACCAACGATGAGGTCGAGCACCTGACGTGCCTGCTGGGCGAGTACGACAGACATATTAATAGTACGGGGGGCGGCAACGGCGGCCTTGAGCGCGGGTTCCGTTATTTCATGGAATATAATCCTTTTGGTTGTTTCCACCGAGAGATTGAAGACTTGACAGAGATGCCAGGCGATGGCCTCGCCTTCACGGTCGTCGTCAGTGGCGAGGATGACCTCGGCGGCGTCTGCGATGGCGGTGCGGAGTTTCGCGACTTGGGCGTACTTCGATGACATAATCGCGAATTTTATTGCGAAATCTCGGTCCACGTCAATCGATTTCAGACCGTCGGCGATCTCTCGGATATGCCCAAAACTGGCGATACACATGTATTTATCTTTGCCGAGGTAAGTCTCGATTTTCTGACACTTTGCGGGGGATTCGACGATGACGAGGGTGCGACTTTTGTTGTGAGCCGAGGCGGCGGAAACGGGACGAGGTGCGGTGGTCGCTCGCGAAGCGGTAGTAGCACTAGACTTGATTTTGAACTTGGGTGGCATTACAGTTGCGTATGTTGTAGTAATATATACAAAATACGCATTCAATTTTATACTTGTTTGGGTTTCTTTGATTTGCGGGTATTCTTTTTACGACGATATTGTGTTTTACGCAAACGACGGGTTGGTTGTTTTCGGCGTGAACCTACTGAATACCCACCACTCTTAGTTTGATTAACGGAATCAATTAGTTTTTCGATTTCGATTTGTTTATCTGTTGGTAGACGATTAAAAATACGGAAAATATTATTACTCATGAATTTGTTCAACAAAACCTTATTTTCGTCGTTGTTATTTGTTTTAACTGTATCAATCATCAATTTTAACTTGGCGATTAGTGGTTCATACACATCACGTGGTATTTGTCGTTTAATATGATCTTTATATTCAATAATCAATCCATATCGGTTTTTTTGTGTTACAGATTGTAAACGTTTTTCGAGGATATCACTCATTATAATTTCTTGATAATCGGCTGAGGGAAGATGAATCCCGGTTTGAATATATTCGGCTAATCTACTTGCAATCCATAGTTGCTCATCATATGTGAGTTCACGATCATTATATAACATATTCCGTATTGCTGATGCGTATAATTTATTCTTGAGCGAACGTATTTCATCTTTTGAGGAGCTACCAGATAAAAGGGTAACCTCTGCTAAATATCTCTTTATATCAGTAAAAGAACGATTTTGCGTATCAAAATACAATTCTTTGTCTACTACATCTTTTAACCATAATTTTAGTAATGTTTCATATTCATCAATTTCCGGACCTATAGGCCCAAAATGCCTTTTTTCTTCGTCGTCGGATTTCTTAGGATGTTTAAGTATATAATGTGACGTAGTACCCCCTTTATCAGCATTAAAACTTTCATTCGCAGCTGTAATTCTTTGAAATATACGTGTGAATAATTCTTTGTCAGTATTATTAGGGCGGTCTGGATGGCAAAATAATGCCAATTTTCTATACGCAATATTTTTTAAATTTTCATCTGAACCTTCAGGTATACCTAACACTATATGTGGAAGGGCACCTTTTGGTAATTTATTGATTCTATCACATTCTGGATTTATTTGACTCATAATTATTCACATGTATATATACTAATTATACTTTTATTATAATATGTTGATTATGTGATAGTTAGAATGCTATAGAGTTCTTGTAACGCTGACATTAAATTTACGATTGAAAAATAAACCAAAAATTGGTAAATGAAACGGTAAAGCACCACCCCACGGGGACATTGTTCCGTCGAAATCCGCAAATAATATTGTTATTTCACCTGTTTGAAGATGTTTAATTATATTGTCTAACAGAGATATGTCAATAAGATTTGTATATTCCATACGATACATATGTTCTTTATAGTTTGATGTAAAAACGTAATAAAGAGGATTATCTTGTGGAATGTTAGTTACGTAATCCATAAAAATTGTTGATTGATAACCCGGTTGATATTTATTTATGTTCTCACCAGTAGCAGGTATAAATTCAACATTATCACATAATTCGTGATCAACCTGATTTCGGTCGTCATTATCAATAAAAATACCTTTTTCGCCTGGTTTACATGTATCACCAAATATTTGTTGAATTATTTGATATTTACTCATATGTCGGAAACTTTCATGTCTTTGTGCGTCTTCATCCTCGATATCACGTGAAACATGCGGAGGATTCGACAACTTATCATCATTATTACATAACACTTCTGTAACATAATCGTCGAGTTCTAATAATTGAAGTGTTCTAATGACACCGAGCCTATTGCCGCTTGTTAGAATGTAAAATGGTATTTCTTTATTACGACATAATTGTAATATTTCTTTCCATTTTTGGGCGTGTATCTCTGAACCAAAAACGTATTTTTCGAATTCGTTCACCATTTTTTCTTGGAGTAGTTTACCACTACCGAAACGGTATTTATCATGTATACCAATACGCTGATAATCATTTTCTCCTAGTCCACCTCGTAACAATTTATATTTGCGGGTTCTTTTTACATTTATTCGTTTTTTGTATTTTCTTTTTTTTACTAACGCGTCGCGTTTTTCTTGGCATATATTCTAATAATATATCGATATATTATTAGACATAAATGAATCCATCCCCCGCACTTCCAGAGTCTTCCACGTCATCCCGATGGTACAAATCTCTCAACCAGTCCCCCCTCACCCCGCCCAGCTGGGTCTTCCCCATCGCATGGACCATATTATACGCACTCATTATAGCGTCCGGGGTGGTATTCCTCGCTGCCACCACGACCATTAGTACCGGTGTTCGTTCCGTCGGGTTCTTCTACTATTGCGCAGCGTGGGTTCTAAATCTCTCGTGGTCCCAGATTTTCTTTCGTTTTCAACGCCCAGACCTGAGCTTCGTAGTTATTTTAGGAATGCTCGTGTTCATCGCCCTGAATATTCGCGCGTTTTATCCGGTGTCTCGATTAGCAGCGTATTTGCTCGTCCCATATATCGCATGGGTTTCATTCGCAACCTACCTAAATGGGTATATCCTCTTTATGAATCCTATTCCGAAGGCGTAGTGGATGCGGACGTTTGCGCGGCCTTGAACTCAGCCCAACTAATTTTCTTCTCTGGAATCGCAGGTCGCGAGGTCTTCGCCGCCTTCGCTGATGAACGTTTCTCTTTCGCAGCATGCTCTGCGTCTAAATTCTCGGATCGCTTCAGAGCACTATCCACATAGATACTCTTTAAAATTTTACCAACTTCAAACGACCCCTCATGCTGATCCAGCTTTCCATCCTCGATCTCTCGCAATATTTTAATCATTTTAAAGAGAAGGGTTAAGTCTATTTCTCCACTCTTTAAACGGTTATACAAATCGGTGTAATATGTAAATAAAAAGGCGCAGCGATTAACACATATCGCGTCAAATTGTTTGGGGTTTGATTTGGCTAAACGTGAATAATCGTGTTTCAGTTTAATCATCGTCGTTACGTCAGTGTAAATTTGTGAACTGTGCTTGACGCGACGAATCACTTCTGTGTGGTCTTCAGTCCCGTTGGCTTCAATTAATTTTTGAAGGTGAATGCGCTGGTCATCGTTCATCGTTGTCGTTAATATCCAAGTAGGTTATGTATTTATGTATATATTACACGAATAGTATTTAGACTTTATTCAAACGCGAATATTTTATAACTGTTATATATAATAATCATCGTCGTCATCGTCGTCATCGTCGTCATCGTCGCCATCGTCGCCGTCATGTCTATTAAAGTTCAAGAAGCACCACAAGCTCCTAGTTATGCTGCGGCGCATATTCAAGTTCGTTCGGATATCGCGTCCCCTCAAGCTACGATGGAAAATGTCAAAGCGCAACAATCGCAATTGAATGCAGTGAATAATTTATCAGGCGGTCGTCATCGCACATCCACTATGAAAAAACAAAAGCGACGTAGAAGTAGCCGCGAATACAAACATAAATCATTTATTCGGACATACAATGGGCGTCGATATCAGGAGCGTCAACAGCAGCAAGGCGGATCAGGTGATAGAATACCGATTCCACAGGTAGGCAGTCCATGTACTACGGGTCCTCAGTGTATGGGTGCCCAAAACGCAAATCTTACTGCGTTGAATAACCAAGCAATGTCGAATAGTATTAATGACGCATATGTAAAATCAGGTGGTGGTGGTGGTAGCAGACATAAGAAAGTGAGATTTAGTCATAGAACACGTCATCTCAAAAAAAAGCAAAGACGCGAATATTCACTTACTTCAACGATTGCATATAATATCAAAAAAGTAATGCGAAAGGTGTTTAATTAGCAGCAGAGCTGTTTTTACGCGACGAGAGGCGGCACGGTTATCATAGATATTATATGGATGTAATATAACTGAAGACGTATTCGTATCGTCAACTACTAAGTAAATAAATAATGAAATCCACAGATATTATTTTTACAATAATTATTATTGTCGTATTTCTTGGATTATACATTTCTAATATTTTAGCGATTGGTATGAAAAAAGTAAAAGATAACTGGCCATTATACCGGTGCAGTCCAGCAGTTATGCCATTCGCATCACTATTCGGACACGATGTCGGAGACAACTTCATGCAGTGTATTCAAACTACTCAAAGCAGCTATATGGAATACCTTATGTTGCCGCTGAATCATGTTATTTCATTAGTAGGAGGTGTCGCGACTAAAATTGTCAAAGATACAGAAAATATTCGCGGTTTTATCGGGAGCCTGCGTGATAAGATTATGAATATCGTCAAAAATATATTCGGTGTTTTTTCGAACATTTTAATCGGTTTTCAGCGGATTATCATCTCGATGAGAGATTTAGTAAATAAATTAGCGGGTATATTTGCCACGCTTATGTTTGTGATGTCAAGCGCGCTTATGGTAATGAAAAGCTTATGGGGAGGTATATTTGGACAGATGGTGAGATCTCTCGGACGATCATAACAATAATAATAATATAACAATAGTAATATAACAATAATAACAAATGTCGTACGAACGTGGGGCTATTATGTTGGCGCACTCCGCCATGATCGGAATTGTCATCTACATGATGATGCGGTACTTATTTAATCAATCCGCGCTTGTGGCCGAAGACAGGTCTATCGTGATAGCAGCATTTGTTCTCATTTATATGGTGATGTTTGGACATGGATTACCAAACCAGTTGAATAAGAATCTCTCGTTTTTTGTTTAGTAGAAGAAGGAGTCGTCGTATGAAGAGTGTAATATACAAATATAAGTAAAATATATCTGTATATACGAATGGATGATAATAATATATTTGCCATTATATTTGATACTTTAAATAAATATCTAATCGATTTAGGCGTTATATCTAAAACAGTAAGCGATAAAACAGTAAATAAAATTTCATCATCGGTTCGACAATCTGTGTTTTCATCCTTACAAGATTATGCGAAACAAGGAAGTTCTGAATTGGACGAAAAACTCGCGAAATTAAAGAAACAGCCTATTATTGAGAGATTAAATTACTTATACGGCGACAAGACATTTTCAGGTCTTTATGGTATCGATATTATTAAGGTATGTGTCGTTATTTTTATTTTTATGTCAGCAGTCACTTATTTTCAAATTCAGAATAAATTGCTTGAAGTGAAACGCGACTGGCCTGAATACAGATGTCGTCCTGATGTCATGCCGTTTGCTGGCTGGATTAACGCACCGGATGGTGTAAGTCCGATGGAATATACAAAACAAAATTTTATGGAATGTAGTTCGAATAGTACGAAAAGTGTATTTGACCGACCGATGAGTATGGTATATGCCATTTTTAACGTGATTATTGGAATATTCAAAAATATTTTGGAGGTGATTGAGAAATTTCGATTACTTTTTAACCGCATGAGGGAAGCTCTCAAAAATATATTTTTGACAGTATTTTATCGTATTCAAAACATCATTATTCCTGTACAAAATATGCTTATTAAGATGGTTGATTTTTTCGAAAAAATAAAAGGTATATTAGCGACATTTTTATTGACGTTTGTCGGAGTGTTATGGTCATTTTATTCACTAATTGGTTCGGTCTATGAACTGGTTATTATAATTTTAATTATTATGGTTATTGTTATTATTGTTCTTTGGTATATTCCTTTTGTAGGATGGGCTCTCGCGATAGCCGCTATTGCGGTTTTTTTGACGATCGCGATTCCATTAATTTTATTGGGTATTGTATCCAGGCAAATTACTCGCCAAAGAACTAGTCGTATACCTTCTCCAGATGATTAGTTTAGGAATAATAATATAATCTATTTATTTATTATAATTTGTAATTGAACTAGTGAATAATGAATTATAAACTTATTTTACTCGTACTAGTTTCGCTTTTTATTGGTGCGAATTTATTGTGTAGTTGTTGTAGATATCCGTTCTTCGACTATCTGATGGGTCGTAATGCTCCAGTTAAAGAAGGAATTGAAGGCAAAGATACTGATGCTGGATCACCAGGGTCTAACCAATCTGTTCAAACGGCGTCCAACGATATACTCAAAATAACGAAAAATCAAAGACCTATTCCTGCTATTATTGCGGAAACAGCGGCGACTGTCGATAAAGCATCAAAAGACGGCATGACTGGTAATACCGAAGGTTTTTTGAATACAGACAAATTATTTAAAACTGGCATGGACATTATCACCCAAGGCGTGTCTTCTGGTCCTGCCCCGCGTGAAGAAGCCATCCCGATTAAAAATTCCGGTAGAGAAGGTATGGCGCTTATGGGGTCTGATGTGAATGAAGTCCAGAATAGCGATGTTGCCGGTATGTGGGTGACCAAGGCGAATACTTACGCGTCTGAATTTGGTTACGGCGTAATCAATAACACAGGTAGTGCTTATTCCGCCGATGAACCGCTTAAGAACGGGGAAATGGTTATTTTTGCGAAGAATAAGTTTAAGCCAGAATGCTGCCCCGCTCCTTATTCATCTAGTACCGGTTGTGTTTGTATGACACCCGAACAAATCAACTACCTCAACACCCGTGGTGGAAACCGAACATCCGATTCAGGTGTTTAAATTTTTATAAATTACTTTCAGATTGTTGGTTGGTAGAACAATCTGAAAAAAATTGAAATGCTTTTTCGTGTATCTATCAAATATACGCGCCAGACACAGATACGAACGAACAACATGAACACTATTACGATCAACGGAGCCAAGGACCTCAAGAAATACATCGACGACAACAATCAAGTCATTCAACAAATTCGCGAGGAATATCTGAGAGACATTCAACAACCGGCGGCGATTGTCCAAGACCACCAAGGCCTCAGATTTCCCAAAATCACCTCATGGACCTTACGCGCGGATTTGTGCCGCGCCGAGCACGCCAGTTTTGTCTACAAACGCACAGGACTACCGCAATTCAGCACGTTCCTCCAGAGTGAAGCCAAACTCAACGAAGCACTCAACCAACTTGAAGACCTTCGCAAGATGCTCGTCACGAACAAACAACAAAAGAAGACCACGATCCGCAAAATCCACGACATCATCAAACTCGTCAGACAAAAAGAACAACAAGATCAGCGACTTCCATCACCGACGTTTGATTTCGTGACGACGATGGCTACCGACGACGACGACGACTACTCAGTTTACGACGACCGCAACGACTTCCTTCTTGAAGCAGAAGACAGCGCCATCGTGAAAGAACTCAAAGCACAAATCGAAACAACGAAACAAAATCATCGTACGATCTCACGCAATCTACTTCAACAGGTCAAACCCATCGTCAAAGCAGTCAGGCACTACATCGTTGACGTGAAAAAAAGCGCTGAAGACAACGTCGGCGATATCCTTCATCACGCCGAAAAATGCCGCGCCTTCATCTCAAAGTGCTTCGATTTGACAGTGCTGGAATTTTGCGCTCATTCGTGGTGGCACCAAACCCAAAAAGACCCGATGGACCACAATTTCTACAGAATCGAAGTTCAATCCGAAAACCCGGACGACTCAGTATTCAATCCAAACGTCGCTGCGACAACGGAGCACAACATCCGCATTTGCGTGTACGATGGTAACACAAACAACCCAGCGTCCCTGATACACCAATACGACTACGATCAAGATCTCTTACACGCAATCTACACACAAGAAACGATTTGCGAGGTCGACAATATCATCCGCCACTTCAACAGCAGAGCCAACGTCGTAGCAACATGCGAAGCGTGAACGCAAAAGGAACGGAACAACAACAACAACAACAACAACAAACGCCGTCGCCGCCACCACCACCGCCGGATAAATAAGGTAAAGATCAGGTAAGTATTTTTTTTACAGAAGAAAGTAACTCATCGTATATATCACCGATTGATCGAACCATTATTGGTTCTTTGATAATATCTAAAAATTTTTCATCTGTCATCAATTTCATTCTATTTATCATACGGTCCATATCGTCTTTTGTCGGATTTGGGCATAAATGAAAAAATCGCCGAGGGTTAAAGAATTCGGTTACACGTGATGTACCCCAGTAGATTGGAATGACACCGGCTCGAAGACCATTTACCAGCTTCTCCGTTATATAATACGGTTTATCATTATTTTCCATGGTAATGGCAAACTTACCTCTTCTATAAAAATCAACCATTTCAGAAGAGTTATAACTACCAGGTACAACTGATCCGACGTTATTTTCATATTTACCTCCAGAGAATACAGTCATTTCATTTCTAATTTTCATGAAAAATTCATTTCTAACTATTCCATGAGTTCCGTTTGATAAAATAATAGTCGCGTTGTTAGGAGGAATTTCGCGTTGTATATCTCTATCTACGGTTTCAATCTCTTTCAAAATACTTGGATTTGTCATTAAAAATATGACAAATAGAGGGCATTTCACATACGAATCACGAGTATCCTCAAATCCCAATACACAGTCGTATTGATCTACATTCGTTTTATTAAAATAGTCAGACTCACCTGTAAATAAAATAGTTGCCCTCCACTTTTTGTAGTTTATATATGAGTAGTTGTTTCCAAAAATAGACTCAACCAAAATTGTTGCGTTCTCAGGTGAACGAGAAACATGAATTGGCGCGTTGTACGTTTTACTCAATAGCTCTGTGAAAAATGTTGAATCAACAATGTCGGTCTTGTCGACAAACCCCGGCCAAAAGTTATTAAAAAATACATAAATCGGTGATGATGAAGTCATAATTATAAAGGATACTGAACGTAATTATTATCTTTTACATAAAAAAATCTTTATATTATTTATTTATTTATTTATTTTTATTTTTTTTTATTTTTATTTATTTTTATTTTTATTTTTATTTTTATTATGTACCTTACTATATCCAGTCAAGTTATTATATTACAAATACAAACTCAAGTTCACACGCTTGTCATCGGTTGCTTGCTTGACTAACTTATCGACGACTTCATTTGTCACCGCGAATGGAAACGCGACCTTCAACGACATTTCTTTCTCGAACAGAGGCGTATCTGGTTTGATGAGACGATACAGATTCAATTTACGATGTATAACCTCTAAGCAGCGCTTCAAGTTGCGGACACCTTCTTCCTTCTCCGTATAATTCTCCACGATGTGCTCGATGACCTGGTCTGGAATCACGATTTCACCTTCACGAAATCCTACCTCCGCACAGATCTTTGGAATGAGGTATTTTTGTGCGATTTGGGTCTTGTCTTTCTTGTTGTATCCAGTTGTATTAATCCGGTACATTCTGTCAAGCAGAATCGGGTTGACTTTACTCTCGTCGTTGTAGCTGAAGATGAAGAGACACTTGCTCAAATCAAAGTCGATCTCGGCAAAATAGCGGTCGTGGAATTGTGAGTTTTGACTTGTGTCTGTGAGATGGGTGAGGATGCCGACGATTTCTTCACCCTTTGCTGTATCGCTGATTTTGTCAAGTTCGTCGAAGTAGATGACCGGATTCATCGAACCGCACTGGATAATGATTTCCACGATCTTACCCCATGTACTTCCTTCGTATGTGTAGGAGTGACCCTCCAAGAAACTGCTGTCGGTTGCTCCACCGAGTGCGATAAAGGCGAAGTCGCGGCCGAGTATTTTGCTGATACCTTCCTTTACGAGTGACGTCTTACCGGTTCCCATCGGACCCTTTATCGCGATTGCGCTTCCCATCGCTTCTGGGTTGGAAAGCCACTGACCTACCATCTGCATAATCTGGAGCTTCGCGTCGTTGAGGCCGTATACGGCTCGGTCAAGCGTGGTCTTTGACGCTTCCATGAACTCGCTACACCTCTGTAAACCGTCCTCGATTGTAAGGGGGAGGTTCTTGGTCTTGTTGAATGGAATCTTCATGAAGGTATCCACCCAATTCTTCACCTTGTAATACTCACCGCATCCTGGTTCCATATGACGAAGCGAATTGATTTTCCGCATCGCGATCGCCTTGAATGCGATAGGAATATCTGTTTCCAGAAGGGAAAGTCTGTATGGTTTTTGGATGATGCTCACAGCATGAATTTGTTTCAGGTCAGCGATGACTTTTTGTTGTTCGTCGTGTGTCATGTGGCGGCGGAAATATCGGAGATCGTTCGTTGAATTCTTCTTTCGAAGTAGTGTCTTGAACTCATTCACATTCAACTTGTCACGCTTCTTTTCATCGGACCTGAGCTGATACTCGATATCGCGCTGTTTTTGCTTCATTTCCTCAAGCTGTTTCTTCATGAACTTGTTGGCTGCGAGAGATGCGTTGGATGACATCGTCGACGTGAGTGACTGTATTGTTTCTTTGATGTCGACAAGCTTCTTGTTGTGTTTTTCACATCTCTGTTCCAGTTTTTTCTGTTTCTTATTATGACGAGCGACTTCTGCTTCACTGCTGTCATCGCTGAAATAATCATCCTCGTCGTCGTCTTCATCGTCGTCGTCTTCATCGTATTCGCTGTCTTCTTCTTCGCTGTCGTCGCTGTCGTTGCTGTCGTCGCTGTCGTGGTCTTCGTCTTCGCTGTCGTCGTCGCTGTCGTCGTCTTCGCTGTCTTCGTCTTCGCTGTCGTCGCGGTCGTCGCTGTCGTCGTCTCCGCTGTCGTCGTTTTCGTCGTCATATTCTTCGTGGTCGTCAATACTTTCTTCATCTTCTTCTTCTTCATCGTCGTTACGCCGGGTAGACTTTCTGCGCAACACATTCTTCTTCTTTCCTTTACCTTTTTCTTTATTGGCAATCGCAGCCGCGATCATCGATGAAGCAAGAGCTTCTGCGATTTTTCCAACGACCATATTCGCAGCCGCTGTTTTGGTTTTTTTCCCGAAGGTATTTCTGCGTTGCTGAATCGAGATAGATTTTTCACTCTCCGAATCAGAGCCAGCACTCGACCCCGAGCAAGATTCAGATTCAGATTCAGGAATACCTTTGTCATCTTCGTCGTCTCGATGCTTCTTATAAGTTGGTTTGGCGGCTGCTGCTGCGATCTTTTTCTTATTCTTGATGTTCTTGATGATAAATGGTGACATTATGCTGATGCGTAGTCTCATGACAGAAGCATCATGCGCACAAATCCATTTCAATTTTTTTTAGATACTATATCCAGGTCTCGGCGATAATTATCATTCAAAAATGTAAAATTATATAAAATTGAAAACAATCTAAATATTATAGTAGGTATATAAGAAGACCGAACACGAAAGGTTTAATCACACAAACATGGCAACAACAAACACTCCAGTTTCTAAAATCATCGGAATACAATTTAGTATTATGTCGCCAGATGAAATATTGAAAGGGTCTGTCGCCGAAATAACCAATCGTGAAACATATGTTAATAATAAGCCTGTCATTGGTGGTCTATTTGATCCAAGGATGGGTCCGATTGATCCTGGCGTCATTTGCCCGACGGACGGTCTGGATTATATGAAATGTCCTGGTTACTTTGGACACATTAAGTTGGCGCGTCCGGTGTTTTACTATCAATATCTAGGAACGATTGTCAAGATTTTGCGCTGCGTATGCATCAAGTGCAGTTCGCTTCGTATCAGCAAATCCGCCAATAAACAATTACTTGATATGCCAGCTGACGAGAGATGGACACATGTATTTCGTATCGCGAGTAAGATTAAGCGGTGCGGTGAAGATACAGAGACTGGTTGCGGATGTCTTCAACCCACTCGTATAACGACGAAAGCCGGCCTAGGTAAAATTTACGCTGAATGGGATAACGTAAAAGGGATTTTAGAAGAAACAACTGCTGCAAGCATCGCGGGTAGTGCGGCAGAGGCTGACAAGGACGGTTCTTTGTCGATGAAACTCACCCCAGAAATTGTTATCAAAATATTCCGAAGAATCAGCGATGAAGACGTAGAATTTATGGGATTTAGTCCGGTGTTTTCACGACCGGACTGGATGGTTTGTCAGGTTCTCGCGATTCCGCCTCCCGCTGTCAGGCCGTCGGTCAAGATGGACGGGTCTCAGAGAAGCGAGGACGATATTACTCATATCATCGTGAATATCATCAAGGCGAATACGACACTTCAAGACAAAATCAACGAGGGTGCTCCGGCAAATGTAGTAGATGGTTGGCACATGATGCTCCAGTACTATGTTGCTACTCAAGTCAATAATAATATTCCGGGTTGCGCACCAGTTGCGCAGCGGTCAGGGCGTCCTCTGAAGTCGATTCAGGAACGTTTGAATGGTAAGACCGGTCGTGTTCGTGGAAATTTGATGGGAAAACGCGTGGATTTTTCGGCGCGTTCAGTTATTACACCTGACCCCAACCTCTCGATTCGCGAACTCGGTGTTCCGTTGAAAATTGCGAAGAATATTACGAAGCCGGTTATTGTGAATGATCGGAATAAGAAATTCCTGCTTCGGTTGGTTCGCGCGGGTCCTGACGAGTACCCTGGTGCGAAGATTCTTGAGCGGAAGACGGGCGAATCTATTTCGCTTCGTTATGCGGACCGCGCAAACATTATGTTGAATAACGGCGACATCGTTCATCGTCACATGATGGATGGTGATGCGATCTTGTTCAACCGACAGCCTACACTTCATAGGATGAGTATGATGTGTCATATTGCGCGGGTTATGTATCAAGGCGATACGTTTCGTATGAATGTGGGTTGTACGAAACCTTATAATGCGGATTTCGATAAACATCTCTGTCGAAAACAGGAGGCGTGAAAAGCGTGCTACCTCCTAGTCAAAAGTTGTTAAAGTTAGTTATATATATTACATTAATAATGACGTGCCACCATCCAAACATACATTTGTCAAATGAAATTTTATGTGATTCATCAAAAAGATATTGTGAGATTTACAAGATACAAAACAAAACCACAGATAAGGTTTATGTAGGCCAAGCAGTATCTCACATATTGAACCATAACAAATATCGACCATACGGTCATATTGGGCGGTTTAAAACTCATATATCGGAAGCATTTTCAACCAAAAAACATCAATCACATTATTTGAATAATGCTATTCGTAAATACGGTAAGGACGATTTTACGATAGTTATTTTAGAATATTGTGATGTTGAAAATGCTAACGAAAGAGAGAAATATCACATAATTTCAAACAAAAGTATATTTCCGTATGGTTACAACCTAAAAATTGGAGGACAGTCAGATTTTACACATTCAGATGAAAGTAGAAAAAGAGTGTCCGATGGGTTAATTAATCATTACAGAGATACAAAATATATTCGTTTCAAAGATGTTCAATTATCTGCATTCAAACATAATGTAGAAGATATGATAAAGCCTTTGAACCGGTATAATATTCAGTATGGTTGGTACGTCTATATCAATAAAATAAAAACTGATTTTGGCGGGGTTCATATTACTTTAGAAGAAAGTAAGAATATGGCCGTTGATTTCATATGTAACTTAAAAAAACAACTTTTGGCAAAACACCCTGTTGCTGGAAACCCCTTAGAGCCTTTACTACCACTTTCGGATGGAAACATCTGCGAGGAACTCGTTTAA